ATGAAGAAAGTAAAGGATTAAATCATCACGAGCTAATTCACGGAAGATAAAGTCCATATCTCTATGAAATATATCTTTAATGTAGCTACTCATGGTAAATCACCTACATTCACTTCAGTTGAAGGAGCGTCTGTAATAGTGAAGGTTATCTCATCACTACCATATCTCCCGCTTCGTGTTACAACTTCTACGGCGCATTGATATTCGCCTGCACTAAGACCTTTTAAAGCACAGTCTTTATTCATCTTATCTCCGATTTCGATGATTAATTTTGCTTTATCGTTGATAGTCCTAACAAAATGAGTTTCTGTATCGGTGTAAGTATCAATCAACTTCTCCCCGTCAACCTTTTTCATTAGGTAAACTCTATAACAACGGAAGTCCATAGGGTTAAATCTATATGTATTCCAAGAAATAAACGCGGTATTAGGTTTAGTACTATCTAAAGATAATAACAAACGAGGGGGAACACTAACCAACGAATTATACTTCGTCATATACCTATTAGATATAGTCACATCTAATGTGGTAAGTGTTCCCCCTGTTTCTGCTAAGTTTCCGTTTGCGTCTGTTCCGCCACTATTGCTATTACCGCCTATTAAATCTTTATTCTTTATATAGTTTTAATGCATTAAGCTTTCAATCGTGTCGTATTGCAGACATCTTCTTTTTACCTTTAAATAGGCCATTAAGTAGCCATCAAGAACAATTTATTTGTTCTCTTTCAATATTGTTTTTATCTCTTTATCGGTTTTAGTTAGCTTGTCTTTACATAGCTTTACCAACTTT